GGCAAATATAAGGATTACACTTTTGAGTTTTGGACTAGAATTAATTGTAACTCAGTAGTAGAAAAAAGAATTTTTGGAAATATACGTGGAACAGATGGAGTTTATGTTCAGGGATCAACAATAATATTAAAGGTTGGAGATTACCTAATTAGGCACTATATTGGAGAGTGGTACAGGCCAATGCTAATTCAGATTAGGTATTCCACATCTTCAATTAGTTTGTTTATTAATGGAGAGCAGGTAGGTGAAACACTTATAAATGTTGATAATGTAGATTTCCCAGAAAAAAACCAAACAGCAGGAAGCATCATTTTAGATAATGATTGGCTAGGATTTTGGTCATATGACGATGTGGCCCCAATTGAGATTGATGGTATAGCTATTTATGGATATAGGGTTCCACTTCAGGTAGCTAAAAGAAGATTTGTTTATGGCCAAGGAGTTGAGTTTCCAGAAAATATTAATAATGCTTATAGTGGAAGTTCCGTCTTTATTGACTATCCATTTTCTAAGTATGCCAAAAACTATCAATATCCATCATTAGGGAAGTGGGTTCAGGGTGCCTATGACAACTTGGCTATTAATGGAAATGCGATTGAATTTCCACAATACTCTGCCCCAGAAGCGAAGTTTAGCAATAAAACAAGCTCTGAGTGGATTATAGATTTGGAAAATGCACAAAATGAAATTAATGATAACTTTATTAAGTTTAGGCCAAATAGTAGTTGGAATTCAACCAATGGCCAGCTATTTTTTGAAAATTTTAATTTAGCTAATGAGCAGCTAAAAGCTTTTTATATTATTTGTAAAGAGATTTCAACGCCAACTACAGAACAAACGCTGATTGCAATTGAGAATAGGGCAACTGGAAATGTTTTCGAAATAACCCTAGACAGTGATAGCATTAACTATAAGTTGTGGGAAAATGGAAACTATTCATTATTATTATCAAAATCTAGACAATACTTAAATGGTGTTGGGGAAAAAGCAGTTATTGGAATAGATCTCCAAAAATTCTCCAGCTACTACGGTGAAAAGATCGCAGACTTTTTTGGAAAACTAACCACAATGTCTATTTACGTTGGCTCAACTAAAAATTTATCAAATACATTTTTAGGTAATATATATGAAATTGGTTTTTGTTCATTAAAGAATTTATCTAAAATTTCTTCTATTTTTGCTGCCGATGGCCTAAGCTTTGCTGACACATTCATTGACGGCTCTGAGCTATATACAAATACGGCAGATGCTGGAGAAGACGTTCAAGAGTCTGCTATTTTTCAATTCTTATATGACGGTGGAACTCTTGGCCAATACTCATATTCTATTTTAGAAAATCACATACCTAGCTACGGAGTAATTGCAGGAGAAGATTTATCTGGATTTGGGATATTGGTTGAGGCAGACTCATCTTGGCAAGATCAAATCCCTCTATCATTTTTTGCTAAAGAAACTACTGATTCACGTGGAGACTCAAGGCTTGACCTAGATTTTATCCAATTTAATATTAATTATCCAGCACCATCTATTTTTGTTCAGGAAACAGAAGAGGGTTCGTGGACATATGCAGAGCTACAGTCTGAATATGCCAATCCAATACAAAGAACCTATGATTCTTTAGATAATCAGCTTTTTACTGGTTTTCAAAATTATGAAGATTTAAAAAATAAATCTATAAGCACCTATAAATACGACACCCTAAATTCTATAGTAAAAACATACATAACATTTCAATTGCTTGAAAATGGGGCTAATAGATCACTATCTACATTTACAAATACAGAGCTTGCACCTAAAAATGGAATTGTTGTACCTGGGTCAAACTGGATAAACACAAAGTATGAGGTTGTTGATAATATGATAATTTATCCACCCCAGTCAATTTCCTTTAATAATCTTGCTATTGTTACTCATATTGAAATATCTTCTAGAAATATTAAAAATACTCCAATTTCTATTAAGTCCCTAGAGTATGCATCTATGGCACTTTCTGACACCATGCCAACATCCATTGGGACTAGATTTGGTAATGACATTTATCCATATAGAAAAGAAGGGTTCTATCTTACATATAAAAAACAAAATCCATTCTCTATTTATAAGGGAAGCACTCCCTATTTATATTTAACTAGAAATAGTGGAATAACCATAAGGGGCGGATATGACCCATTGATAAATAGGGGTATTTCCATACCACTAAATAATTCAAAATCAGATAATTTTAAAGTTATAGCAATGCAAATGGCATTAAGGTTTGACGAAGACTTTTTCCCATATGGGGCAATGCAGCTTTTCGAGATTCAGAGTAAAAACTCTTACATTCGTGTATATGCTGCTGCAAGTGATCCATCTGGAAAACGTGCAAAACTATACGCTATTAATTCTAGGGGAGAGTTAGAAAATGGAATAGCGTTTTACCTAAATGGAAAAATTGTAAAGGATCCAGTTTTAACCATAAAGGAGTGGGCAATGCTTGGTATAAGATTTGCAAATATTCAAGAATTTTCTAATTTTGCTGGGGCACTTAGGCTAACCGCACCACTGACATATAATAATATTTCTTATTACAAATCAACTAATCTTCAAGAGGTTCAAAATGAGATTACAAGGCCTTGGTTTAAGGTTAAAAACCTTGGCTCATTAACTCTAGATTGGGGCTTCTGGCCATCATATCTTTGGGATGGCGTTTTGTTTATAGCAAAAACTAGCTATTATGGAGTAGACCCATCAGACATATATAAGATATATACAGGAACAAATAAAATAATTATTGATGATGAAATAGAGTCTGTGTTTGGAGATTACCAATATTCAGTCAAAGAAAACATAGAGTGGCGTTCTCAGGTATACCAGGCAGTATAATATGGTATACTTATGGTTATGAAAAAGCAAAATCCTAATCAAATTGGTAAGTCTAAGATCACAGTTTTAGATAAAAACTACGATTGGGGTATATATGTTTGGCAGAGAGAAAACGGAAAGTGGTTTACGGATGGTCAGGGAAACATCCTAAACATTCCGTCCCATAGGGGAGATGAGATACAGCTGCATAAGCTACGCCAAGCTGCAGCTTATCATGGCGAGCCTAATGGCAAGCCAGTATTTTTTGCTGGGATGGGCCGTGTATCGGATGAAGAGTATTCTGAGCAAATAGACAGAATGAAAAGCGGCCTAATCCCAAATCTTAATGACCTTGGTGCAGTGGCAGCAGCCAAAAAGACTATTGAAATGTACGGAGACGAAGAATAATGTCAGAAGAGCTTTATATTAGAGATCTTGGCCTGCCAGATACAGAAAAAGAAAATAATGTTTTTAAGGAACAGGATCCATTTAATAAGTCTTGGGATGAACTTAAGGGCTTGTCTGGCTTAGATAAAAATTTTAAACGTAGGTCAGATAGAATGGCCAAGGCCTATGACATACAGGTGCCAAAAAATATTAACACAACATCGCCAGCCTATCTGGATAGTGCCCTTGCAATTAGTTCTGGAACAGACGGTGCGTCATCAAAAGAGATTAATCCAGGAAGCGTATATCGTAACGGATATGGCATGTTTGATGTTATTACCCCACCATGGAACCTATACGAGCTAGCTAACTTTTATGACACATCATTTGCCAACCACGCAGCTATTGATGCAAAGGTAGAAAATACTGTTGGTCTTGGATATGACTTCCATGTCTCTGATAGAACAATGATGGCTTTAGAATCAAATGATAATGATTCAGCAAGAGACAAGGCACGTAGACGCATTGAAAGAATGAAGATAGAGATGCGTGATTGGCTAGAGAATCTCAATGACGAAGAATCATTTACAAACCTTATGATGAAGGTGCTGACTGACTATGAGTCAACTGGCAACGGATATCTTGAGATTGGTAGAACGGTACGTGGAGAGATTGGATATATTGGTCATATTCCAGCTACCACAATTCGTGTTCGTAGGCTTAAAGATGGTTTTGTTCAGGTTATTGGACACAAGGTTGTATATTTTAGAAACTTTGGGGCATCAAATCCAAACCCAATTACTGGAGATCCAAGACCAAATGAGATTATTCACTTTAAGCAATATTCTCCGCTAAATACTTATTATGGTATTCCAGACATTATGTCTGCAGTATCCTCGCTTCACGGAGATCAGCTTGCATCACAATATAACATTGACTACTTTAGCAATAAGGCCGTACCACGCTATGTTGTTACTCTTAAGGGTGCAAAACTATCCTCTGAAGCAGAAGACAAGCTGTTTAGATTCTTACAGACAAATCTAAAGGGGCAAAGTCACAGAACCCTCTATATTCCACTACCAGGAGATACTGAACAAAACAAGGTTGAGTTTAAGATGGAACCCATTGAGAATGGTGTCCAGGAAGCCTCATTTAACGAATACAGACTACGAAATCGTGACGATATCCTGATTGCACACCAAGTTCCACTTTCAAAGATTGGAGGCTCTGATGCCTCTAACATTGCAGCCTCCCTTTCTCAGGATAGAACATTTAAGGAGCAGGTAGCAAGACCACTACAAAGAACCATTGAGAAGCTAGTAAACAGAATTGTTAAGGAAAAGACTGACATTTTAGAGCTAAAGTTCAATGAGCTAACTTTGACAGACGAGATAGCCCAGTCTCAAATTTTGGAAAGATATGTAAAGACGCAGATTATGGTTCCAAATGAGGCCAGGGAGGTCCTTGGTCTGCCACAAAGGCCAGATGGCGACAGCCCCTTTGTAATGTCACCAAGACAAGCTACAGACGCTAGAGCAAATTTGGCTGGCAATAGGCAAAGAGATGCCGAAAGAACAAATAATGCGTCAGATAGCCCAGCTACTATATCAGGAAGGAACGCTCAGGGCGAAGGCCCGTCATCAGAATAAAAACTGCTATAATGGTATGTTGTTTATAACAATTTGATAAAAAAGCGATATAATTAGAATACAATGACTATATCTAAA